GTTTCCACAAGGCTTTCCGAGATGAGGAAAAGCAAAGCGATGTTTATTGGTTGGCATGGGAAGTCACACGCAGGTCAGGTGAGACTGTTAAGCCATTTGGGATGGACTTCATTGAGACACTCAAAAGTGTTGAGGTGCTTGATTCCGACCCTTTAGCTTAAAGCGCGATCTACCGCTCACCTACCTTATTGCTAGGCTAAGCATAAGGTTAGGGATCGCGCCACAACATTTATTAGAGTTAGACAGAGTGATGTTAAATGCATTACTTCAAGGCTTAACTGACGAAGCGAAGGAGATTAAAAATGCCAACACAAGTAAAAGGCGCCCTTAAACTTCGCAAGGCTTTGAAAGAGTTTTCTCCAGACTTGGCTAAAGAAACTCAGAAAGAAATGGCTGCGGTGTTAAAACCAATCACTGCTAAGGCCAGAGGTTTCATTCCTTCAAGCGCTCCGCTATCTGGCTGGGGTATGCCAACCAAAGGAAAATGGGAACGATTGCAATGGTCATCATCTGAGGCCAAGCGTGGGATCAGTTACAAGACAACACCATCAAAAAGAAATAAGTCAGGCTTTCGTTCTTTAGCTCGCATTGTTAATAGCTCTGCTGTTGGTGCTTTGTATGAGACTGCTGGTCGAAAGAATCCACAAGGTAGGCCACAAGCTCCAGCCTATGAAGTAAGACTACGCGGTCATGCTAATTATGGAAAGACTATTAGATCAGGAAACAAAGATCAATCTAATAGCAGTAACCCTAATGCTGGTCAGCAGTTTATTGATGCCTTAAATAACACAGGAAAGATTGTTGATGCTTACAAGCGAGAGCAAGGCCAAGCAGGTCGTGCAACTCGTAAGATGAAAGGCCGCGCAATCTTTAGAGCATGGGCAGAAGATGGTGGGAAAACTAACGCAGCAATTCTTAAAGCCATTGAAACATCTGCCGCAAAACTTAATGCTCGTACTAGCGTGAAGGGTTAATCATGGCTAATGCAGATGTAGCAATTCACATTGCAACGGAATTAGATTCCAAAGGATTTAGGCAAGCAGATACTGCCACTCAAAAACTTACTAAGAATGTTAAGAAATTAGCAGGTGCTATAGGTATTGCTTATGGTGCTTCTGCCATTGTTGCCTACAGCAAGGCTTCAGTCAAAGCATTTGCACAGGATGAAGCTGCTGCCCTTCGACTCAATCGTGCAGTTGAGAATCTAGGCATTGGCTTTGCTAATCCTGCTATTGCTGATTACATTGGTAATCTTGAAAAGTCTGCTGCTATTGCCGATGACATTTTAAGGCCAGCCTTTCAGGGATTATTAACCACTACTGGATCATTAACTCAATCTCAGAAGTTGCTTAATGATGCCATTACAATCAGCCGAGCCTCTGGTGTGGATCTTGCCACAGTTACACAGGATCTTGGCAAAGGGTATGTTGGCATTACTCGCGGCTTGGCTAAATACAACACAGGTCTTACTAGAGCAGAATTAAACACTAAGTCATTTAACGAAATCTTAGGAATTATCCTTGCCAGATCCGCTGGAGCAGCAGAGGATTATCTAACTACTACTTCTTACAAAATGGAAGTATTGACCGTAGCCACAGGCAATGCATCAGAAATTCTTGGTGAAGGTTTAGTTAATGCCTTTGCTCGTATTGGTGGTGGCACAGAAGCCAGCGATGCTGCAACAGCTATAACTACTATTGCTAAAGCGCTTGCTTCAGTTACGGAAGCCACAGGAACCGTTATTGGTGGATTTACGAATGTATTAAAAACATTAAAGAATTTACCTAAAGACATCTTTAGTGGTTTTGCTGGCGCTCAAGCAGGAATTAACTTAACACAACCTGCTAAGGAAACCTCTAAATTAACTCTTAGTGAAAAGAAGCAACAAGAAGCTTTAGCAAAACTAGAGTCTAATGCAGTCAAAAGAAATAAAGAATTGCTTGCATTAAAGAAAAAGCAAGTTACTACTCAGAAGCAAATGACTGCTGATAAAAAGAAGCAAGAAGCCTTAGACAAGGCCGCTTTACTGCTTTCTCAAGGCCAGAAGTTATTTGATGAAGAAGCAATCCAATTAGCTGCCGCCGCTCAAGGCAAACTTACAGAAGAAGAAAGAGTAAGAGTTGGCCTAAAGCAAAACATCTATGATCTTGAAGAAGCAATCAATCAAGGCAACCTTGATGCCGCTGCTAGAATCTCACAATCTTTAGTCAATAATGCTCAGCAACTAAGCAACCTTCGGGATAAGGCTGGCATGTTTGACTCTATAAGCAACCCATTTAATGCATGGTTACAAACCTTAAAAGAACTTGCATTAGAGTTTGCTAAATTAGCAAAGATTGAAATACCTAAATTTAATCCTATTGGCGGTGGAATTACAGCAGAACCTTTGTATAAGTACAATTCACTCAGTCAACAATTAGTGCCCGGCACAACTGACAGATCGCCTATGGGCTATGGCGGTGGCCAGTTTGACATGAACCTAATCCCTACAACTCCGCTTTATGGCTACAATTCACTTAGCCAACAGGCAGTACCAAATGGTGACACTATTGTTAACATCTCTGTTCAAGGCTCAGTTACAACAGAGCGCGATCTAGTTGCAGCAATTACTCAAGGACTTTACGCACAGCAGGCTTCAGGTACTCCAGTAAATTACAGTACGGCGTACTAATGGCACTACCAGCAACCCCTATTGTAAAGATCAACCTAACTGGTGGAGCCTCATTCGGTGAAGCCTTTGTCTTGGGTTCATCTCGTCTAGGCTTTGCTGAGTTTGCTTCTGGATCTACTGTCATTGTGGATGTATCTGCTCAAGTCTCTAAGATAGATACTCGCAAAGAGCGGAACCTATTTCAGGACAAGTATCTTTCAGGCACAGCCACAGTTCGCATTATTGATGAAAATGGTGACTGGAATCCACAGAATACATCCAGCCCTTATTATCCTAATCTGGTGCCTTTACGCTCTATTCAGATTTCAGCCAATTACTCATCTACAAACTATCCGATTTTCAAGGGTTACATTACCGAATATCTCTACACCTATCCTAAAGATCAGGAGATTGGCTATGTCGATCTCATTTGTTCAGATGGATTTAAGCTTTTGTTCAACTCTAATGTAACTACTGTGACAGGACAGGCAGCAGGGCAAGACACAGGCACACGCATCGACAAGATTCTAGATACAGTCGGTTGGCCTGTAAGCCAGAGATCAATCCAGACAGGCAATACAACATGCGTGGCTGACCCTGCAACGACGCGTACAGGCCTTACAGCGGTGCAGACAGCCGAGTTTACAGAGCAGGGCGCTTTCTATGTGGACAAAGCAGGCAACGCTGTATTTAAGAATCGCCAGTTTGTCTATGATGCACAAGCTGCAACACCTACTGAATTTTCAAATGCTGTTGGATCAACAGACATTAACTATGCAGGCATTGTCTTTGCCCATGATGACAAGACTATTGTCAATCAAGCTACAGTTACCCGCATAGGTGGCACAGCTCAGACCTTCTCAGATGCAACCTCTGTTAGCCAATACTTCTTGCATTCGATTACGGCCGACCAGATGCTTATGCAGACAGATGCCAATGCCTTAGCCCTAGCAACTGCTTATGTTACGACCCGTAAGGACACCACGATCCGAATCGAATCCATTAGCCTTGACTTGGTAACTCTGGGCTATGGGGCTGGAATCGTTGCAGCTTTGGATCTTGATTACTTTGACACTATGGAAATTACAAATGTCAATGTGTCAGGCACAACCATTGTTAAGAAACTCCAATGTCAGGGGATTAGCCACAGCATCACCCCTAATACTTGGGTTACAGTTTTAACGACACAGGAACCATTACTCGATGTTATGTACTAGAATTGACCCTATGAAAGAGGTGTGCTAATGGCAGCAGGATGGCCGACAAAGGTAACTTACGCTAATGGAGATGTATTTTCGGCATCTGACATTAACGATACAAACGGGACCCTTAACTACATTGACCCAACATCTGCAACAGATGGGCAGGTTCTTACTAGAGACAATGCATCTGCTGGCAAAGTAAAGTGGGCTGCATCATCAGTAGCAACATCTTTGGGATTTACTGCTGGCAAGAATCGCATTATTAACGGTGATTTTTCTATTAATCAAAGAGCATTCACCAGTACAACAACTTCAGGCGCGTATGGACAAGATCGTTTCTATAACTTAAATAGTAACGGAACAACTACTTATTCAGCACAAACCTTTACCCCAGGAACAGCACCAGTAACAGGATACGAAAGCACGAATTTTGCTCGCATTGTTTCAACAGGCCAAACTCTTTCATCTGCATTTTCAGTTTTTGGACAAAAGATCGAGGATGTTAGAACCTTCGCAAATCAGACGGTTACCTTTTCATTTTGGGCAAAGGCTGCTTCAGGCACTCCTTCAATCTCCGCAAACTTTTTTCAAGATTTTGGTGGTGGTGGGTCATCAGGTGTTTACTCTTATCCAACAACTCAAAAACAGGCAATTACAACATCTTGGGCTAGATACAGTTTTACTACCACAATTGCAAGCATGACAGGAAAAACAATTGGTACAGGCAGCTTTTTAGCTGCTTGGATTTGGACTTCAGCAGGTTCGGACTTTAATACACAAACAGGTTCACTTGGTATTCAATCTGCAACGATTGACATCTGGGGTGTTCAGGTTGAAGCAGGATCAACTGCCACAGCCTTCCAAACTGCAACAGGAACAATTCAAGGAGAATTAGCCGCTTGTCAGCGTTATTATGTAAGACATACTGCTGGAAGTAGTTACACCAGTTACGCTGCTGCATTATGCCGCGCAACAACTTCTGTTCACGCGGCAATGCAACTTCCAGTTCAAATGCGTATTGCTCCCACTTCAGTTGATTATTCGACGATTGCAGTTTTAAGTTCGACTGGTTCAGTTATTGCTTCTACTGCATTGGTTTTGGATTATGCAGGAACTCAAAATTGCTTTATCACCGTATCAGTTGCTAGTGGTTTGACCGTTGGTAATGCTTCACTCGTCGTCGCTAATGGAAGCACTTCTGCCTACATAGCCCTTAACGCGGAGTTGTAAAATGGAAAATGTAACTTTTATTGAAATTGAAGGATTAGATGGCGTTGTGGAACACGCAATCATTGACAGAGGCAACGGGGAATTTACCTCAATGCTAAAATCTACTTATGATGAATTAAAGGCCAATGAAGAAGCCAAGATTATCTAAAGCAGCAATCCAGCTTCGTGAGCAGTTCGATGATGCCTACCCAGATCGTGACCGCGCATCGGATGGTTGGATCGGTGATACCAGACATGGTGCTCGTAAGTCTGATCATAATCCAGATGAGCAAGGCTGGGTTCGCGCCATTGACATCGATCGTGACTTATCCGGAAAAGCCAAGCCCGACCTCATGCCCGACCTTGTTGATCAAGTTCGTGCAGCCTGTAAAGCACGATCAGAAAAGCGTATTGCTTACATTATTTTTGACGGGAAAATCTGCTCCCCTATTCTTAGGTGGAAGTGGCGCAAGTACACAGGGGCTAACAAACATGTTCACCATGTGCATTTCAGCTTTAAGAAAGAAGCTGACTTACTGGGTGAATTTTATCAAATACCTATGTTAGGCGGAAAACTATGAATCTAAAGAATCCAGCAATCCTTGCAGCAGGAGCATTTCTAGCAGCTTGGTCAGCAACTAATTTCGATGCAGATTACAGAGCAATTTTGTGGTCAATACTTTCAGGCGTCTTTGGTTATGCCTCACCTAAACGATAATGACTGCGGAGGACATGGCGGTTCTTGCTGTTGCTGCTACGACCGTTATTGGTTCATTTATTGGCTCGGTGCGATGGCTAGTAAAGCACTATCTTCAAGAGCTAAAGCCAAATAGTGGCTCATCCATGCGCGATCAGATTAACTTACTGGAAGCGCGTGTCGAAACTATCCTTCGTATCTTAGAGAAGTGACAATTATCCTATGGCAAGAAAAAAGGTTATAGACCTAGACACTTACACAGCTCTTGATGCCTGGGCTATTAGCCTGCAAGAGATGTATCGAGCATTGCGTAGAGCAGGCATGGATGTTGATTTAGCATTAGCAATCATCATTGAGCCAACAGCTTATCCTGCGTGGATCTTGCCATCTCCAATCGATCCAGAAAGGTTCGGCGATTACGAAGATGAGGATGACGATTAAGCGAATAGTTATACTGTCTGATCTTCAAGTTCCCTTTGAGGATGTTCATGTAACACGCAACATTGCCAAGTTCTTACAAACCTTTAAGCCAGATCAAACAGTAACGATCGGCGATGAAATCGATTTTCAAAGTATCTCAAAATGGAGTGACGGCACCCCGTTAGCCTATGAGCAGACTTTAGGCGATGATCGTGATCGCTGTGTCGAGCTTCTATGGGAACTTGGCGTAACTGACTGTATTAGGTCTAATCACACAGATCGCCTATACAACATTATTATGAAGAAGATCCCATCTTTCCTATCCTTGCCAGAGCTTCGCTTTGAGAAGTTTATGAAGTTTGATGAGCTTGGGATTACCTTCCATAAAAAGCCTATGCAGTTGGCACCTAACTGGGTGGCAGTTCATGGCGACCATTCACCTATCAAGTCTCAAGGGGGTTTGAGCGCAATGGAAGCTGCTAGGCGTAACGGTAAGAATGTTATCTCTGGACATACTCACAGAGCAGGCCGTACATCCTTCTCAGAAGCCTCTGGAGGCCGTTTAGGGCGTGTTTTACATGGTGTCGAGGTGGGAAACCTCATGGACTTTTCTAAAGCCCTGTACGGCGGTTCTACGGGGTCTTTTAACTGGCAACAGGCATTTGCCATCATGTACATCAAGGGCAAGAATGTCCAAGTTGATCTAATCTACATTGAGAAGAACGGCACATTTATAGTTAATGGCAAGGTCTATGGACGACCTCGTTAGAGACATTTTTCCCGTCAGGCGCACGATAGACGATGCAGTAGATGAGGCAGAATCGTTATCGTTTCGTTATCAAATAAAACATAAATAGTCGTAGGGCTGTGCAACACTAAGCCTGTCACCAGCCGAGGGCGCTGGTGCGATAGGAGTAACAATGACTGACAATCAAGTTGTAGGCATAGTGGTGATTCTTATACCACTAGCACTATGGATTATTTATGCACATGTCTGGGAATCAGGTTATGAGCGAGGCAAGCGCGAGGGTTATCACAGAGGTC